CTCTGCCGGACGGAACATCCTGATACTTGCTGTACTCAGCTATTGAAATTACTTGATATTTTGGCCTTATTCTGACGGACACTTCGCCGGTCGATTTTAGGTGTTCAAGAGCTGTTCTGACCTCTCGTTCTGTCAACCCTGTGTCGGCGCTTATCCTTCGCCGGCTGGTAGCAACTTCACCGCGGTGGATGGTTTCCTTTTCAAAATCATGGTCCTCAACATTGGCTTTCATGATCAACCAGATCCAGACCGCCAGCGTCTTCGGATGCTGAAACCATCGCCACTTCAGCAGATTTCTGTCGAACTTCACAAACGTGGTTTTCTCAGCCACCGCCATCAGCTCCGTTTACCTGTGGATTTCTCACTCCATCAAGATAATCATAAACCGCCATCAACAGCTTGAAGGCCAGAGGATGGTTCCCGTGGTTTGCCGCCATCTGGCCCATGGTATAAGCGCAGCGCGTCCAGTCTTCTTCAGAATTGCCCATCCCTTCAAAGGTGGCGTGAAACTTATAAACGTCTGTCCAGATGTCACGGACCTCAGGGGGAAGGTTCGATTGCTTTTCCATAGGCACCTCCATCAGACCGGTGGCCGCTCGCCGTGCTCAAATCTGGCGCACCTGGCAATCCGGTAAGCGTTTTCCATACGATCAGCATCAGCGTTATTGATATAATTACTATCTGCCCCAAAGAGATAAAACTTACCATCTCTGGTAGCCGCTGGGTATGCTCCAAAGTGATCTCCGTCAATAGTTTCATAATTAAATGGATACAGGCCAAAGCCGATAGAATCATAAGAAAGATCTATATCTGTTGCGAGCCCTTCGCCTGGGATTCTGTCCACGATCAGCAACGGATATCTTCCTTCATATGGAATGCATGTTTCTTCATCATACCATTGCGCGAAGTTCTTGATTTTCTCGGCATCTTCTGCTGTCATTTTCCCTTTGACTTCAATATACAAGTCAAATGGCTTTCTTTCGATACCTCCGCGGCATCCGTAGCATTTCACAAGAAAATCTGGCAAATAATACAGCCCGTTCCCCAAATCGAACCCTTCTGGCTCATATTCATACGGAACGCCCAATGCATTAAAGACAACTGCCCAGCGAGCTTCCAATCTCGACCGGAACCAGTGCCCATCATAATAAGTCTGAATCGGCTTAATCTCTTTCATTTTTTTATCCCTTCCAAATATTCAATGATCTGCCTTCCGGTGCTTCGCCCGTCGCAGAACCGAAACTTAACGCCATATTCCTGCTGCATGGTGATCATGGCCTTCCGGAGGATCGCCGGATCAAACCGCGCCACAGGTCTGCCGTTCCATCCAATGGGAGGCCGCCAACGATCAAGGCGGCCCCCCGGCAATAATTCCTCAACCAGGATGATCAGTTGGATCCCGCACTCCTGCGCCCGGAGGCACTCAGCGCGGAACCGCTCATGATCCTGAAACACATTCCCGGCCAGCTCCAGCACGCCCATCTTTGTGTCGACGCTGATATCGCCCTTCCCGGCGATCTGATAATCGCCAACGTTCAGCGCCTGGCGAATGATCTTGATTCCGGCCTGCTGGCAGTACAGATGAACGTTCCTATGTTTTCCAATCTGCTGCCGGGTGTCTTCATACAGCACCATCAGAAGGGTACTTCCTCATCCACAACCATCATCCCGGCGGGCACGGTGGCCTCTGCCGCGGTACCGCTCACGCGGGGCTTCATGTCGGCCATGACCTTGCATTTTCCAGCGTCCATGAACTGGGTGCTTTCAAGCCGTCCGATGGTAGTGTAGGGGATCCCGTTGAACGATCCCTGCCGGACGTTAATGCCGACAGTCTTCCCGACAAGCCCCTGCTCGTTCCAGTCCCAATGATATCCGGGGTTGCTGTCCTCAATCGCCCAGATGTTCCCGTTGAAGCTCCGCAGATCCCAGTCAAAATGTTGGCTCTTCGGGTTCGCCTGGTTCGGGATCCGCAGGGAGAAGTCGCCCTTGTAGCGCACGTCATACCGGCCGGAGCTGTTCTGGCTGTCGTTCTGGTAGCGCTTGGTGTAATACCCGGCATATTCGCCCTCGATGATCTCCAGCCGGATGACCAGGCGCTGATCAGGCTCAGTTCCGTCAATCTTCACGGCTTTGATCCCGGCCTTGTAAAGGCCCTTCGGAAGCATGGGATAAGCGGTAGTGGGCGCCTCAGACTTAAATCCTTCAATAGGTTTCATGTTATTTTTCCTCCGTTTCTTTTGTTTCGGCCGTGCCGAAGTAATATTCTCTGATCGTCCTGTCCACCAGGGCGAGATCATTTGGAATCCGTTCCGGAAACATATCCTCCGGTGTTTTGACGGTATCGTTACCGTTGGTCTGGGTGCGGAAGAAGTGCCCCTCCGGCGTGACTTCTGTCCGCAGCACGATATCAAACAGCCCCTCAACGGTCAGCTTTTCGTCCAGCATCCGGCCGATGGTTTTAGCCTTCACCCGGCCGTTAACATCCGCCTCGGTATGATGCAGGAAGTAAACAATCACATCATCCGGCGTTTTCCTGGCCACAAAATGGATCAGGTTCCGGAAGTTCAGGGCGAGGTCGGTAAACTTCTGGTAACCGACCTCGTTAGCCCGGTCGAAAAACTCGTTAACCAACAGATACTGGCTGTCGTCGATCACATAGGTCTTCAGGTTTGGAGCTGCAAGCGTTTTCAGAATGACGGAATAGCCGGCGTTCTTGGCCACCTTGAACGGCTTCCGGAAGGGGAGCCGGGGCTTTTCCACCAGGAAGATCCCCACCTCATCAGGATTGAGGTTCTTAATACTGTAGGTCTTCCCGCTGCCGCTTTCCCCCAGGATCATGACAGGGATTCCCATTACTTAATCACCACACTCTCCGTAGCTTCCAGATAGGCTCCGGGGATCTCAGCGCCCTCTTTGATCGCGGCCTTGACGGCGTCCTTCCGGATCTCCGGCAGCTGGTAGCGAAGCAGCTCCTCCGGCTCCGTGTAATGCGATTCGATATAATTCACCACAGACTGCTCATCGGTCACGTTCAGCCGGGTGTTATGGGTGTAGCTGACGCGAACCTTGGCGCTCTTGAAGATTTCGCCATCAAGTGCATCACCCAACCAGGCTTTCAGCCGCTCGGCCTTATTCTCCGCGGCTTTCTTCCGGGCCGTCAGGGCCTTGATCTCGTTTCCGATGGCCTCCGCCTCGGCCTTCAGATCCTTCACCCAGAGGGCCACGTTTTCCAGCTTCTTCTCCCGCTCCATCTGCAGCGCGGTCAGCGCTTCGGGGTTGATAATCTCGCCGGTTTCCGGATCCACACAGGCCAGGATCGCATCATCAATCTCATACAGTGTCATTATTTGTCTCCTCTCTGCCACTTCGGGCACCAGCTGGGGCAGATCCGCGTGTTCAGCCGGTCCAGCAGTTCACGCTTTACCCAGTTCAATTTCAGTCCATACTGCACGGCGATCAGCTTCCCGCCTTTTGACAGGGCCGTGCAGTAAGCCTCCCACCCTCCGGCATCCCGTTGCATCCGCAGACGGCAATGCTCGCAGCCGTCACAGGTCGGTCTTTCGTTTAGTATCACGATGTCCGCCTCCTATATCCCACATGATCCTCATGCCTTTCCTGGAGCGCTGGCTGTTCGACCCGGATATCATAGGCAATCTTTTTCCCGTCGCTCATCTCAACCCAGATAAAATCAGGGTATCTCCCGACGTCTGCCCAGTGCGCTCCAACATTCGGCAGCGGCATACATCTTCTGACCGCCTTCTCGCTCATTCCGCTCCGCCTCCGATCTGCTGGTATCCGGCACCGGTCCACTCGATGCATTGATTGGTAAACGGAATGGAGTTCCGGAGGGCTTTCTGCTGTTCTTCGCGCTCCCGCTGCCAGATCAGCGCCCCCAGGGCGATGTCTCCCAGCACCAGGACTACGGCCAGGGCTGTTAAAAGCCGGTCTTTTATGCTATACTGTTTCACGGTATCATTCCTTTCTCGCCCTGGAGCAGCTGCAACTGCTCCGGGCTTTTCTTTTTCTCTCTTCTGTCGCTCGCTCTTCCTCGATATACTGCTCGGTGCTTTTGTAGAAGGGGCATTCTCTGTCGCCGAAATTGGTGCTTCTCAAAAGCTGACAGCTTCCTTTCCATCTGGCGAAGCAGTCGGAGTAATCACCCATGCATGACGGCTTTGTGCTCATTTGTCGTCATCCCGCTTTTTCTCAAGCATGATCTGCTCATCGATATCGGCTACCATGTCGAGAACGCCCTGCACAGCTGCTTCCTTTGCCTCCGCGGGCATGCCTTCCCAAACATTAATGATTGAGTTAATGGTATTAAGTGCTACCTTCTGGATGTTTGTCAGGATCTCGTCATTGCTCGCATAATTCCACTTTGTCATTATCATTACTCCTCTCTGAATATGTCCCGCAGCGGATACCCGCCGCTGATGAACCGGATCAGGCTCATCACGCTGATCTTTAGCACCGTTCCGGCCCAGAAGAATTGAAGGTCGCCCAGGGTGCCTTTCTTGTTCGCGGCGTTCGTCAGGGATGCCGACTGACAACCCAGGATCTCCGCCGCCTCCGATGCGCTCACCCAGATCCGGCCAAGATCCCTCTTGACGATCAGATCATGAAGCGCCATGTCATTGGTCATGGTTCCACTCCTCTCTGTGTCTTTTAGGACACTTCCGGGTCAAAAAAAATACTTCCGATCTGCTCTGAATTCAGGCTGAGCAGATTTGAAATAGCGCTGATTTCACCCTGGGTGAATTCAGTCTCTCCGGAGATCTTCCGGAACCATGAGCTTCTGCCAAACCCCGCAGCCGCGCAAACATCATCCACGCTCTTGTCCTTCAGCACCATTTCCGCCTTCAGTTTTCTTGCGTTCATCCGAATATTTCCCCCTTTCTCCGTGCCGTCTGGCATCGGCTACGAGGTCTCCGGCGGAGGCCCCGTCTGTCGGTGTCAGAAAGTCAAAAACATCGCGCGGTATTCTATGACAAACTCGTTTGGTTCGCCTTCGTAATATGTCGAATCCCGCATCTCATAATTGATCTTTCTTCCAAGCTTGTTTGCAAGGTTCTTAGCTTCTTCTTCATAAGCATATTCCTGTCCGCGATTCCATTGGTACGTGTCGTTGCAATGCCCCTTGTAGGCATTCAGTGCAACGAGTTCGCTGTAGGCATTAAACCTTGCAACCAGATGATTCAGCGTTTCATTGATCATTTTCTCGAAATTCATTCCTTCGGTCATGTTCGTGCTTCTCACTTTCTCCGGGGGATTAGCCGCCCCCGGTCGGCTTGTCGGTCATCCATAAATCTCTTTCAAGCACTGCCCCCAAACGGCTTTCTTCACGGCGTTATAATACCGCTGATCGCTGTAAAGTTTGTAATATCCAGCAAAGTTCAGGAAAACTTTCTTTTCCTCATCGGTGAAGCAGGAAAGAATAGCATGCTTTTCGATGTCGCTCCCGTTGAGATACCGCTTCGCAACATCAAATGCCATTTCCTGTTGCGTCATGCTGCCTTGCCCTCCTTCCATTTCTCCGGGGGAGTAGCCGCCCCCGGTCGGCGTTGTCTCTCACATTTTCGTGATCAGATGCGGAACCCCACGCTTCTGGAGTTTGTCTGCAAACTCAGAAAGAGCTTCCCAGGAGCTGAACCCCTTCACAGTAACCCGGCCATTCTTGTTCGTGTACTCCAGCAGCGCTACGATCATTTTTTTGCCCTCCTCTTAGCTCGTGTCCTTCAGGACACTACCAATTATAGTGTCCTTTCCGACACCTGTCAACCCTTTTTTGAAAAAAAAGTTGCATAAATGACACTTCTATAATATAATACCCTCAGGAGGTGCGAAGAAAATGTCTAACGAGAACATCGGGGCCATGATTAAAGAAAAAAGATTAGCGCTCGGCTTGACCCTCGAAGAGGTTGGAGACGCGGTCGGCGTCGGGAAATCCACCGTCAGAAAATGGGAGAACGGCCTGATAAAAAATATGGGCCGGGATAAGGTCGCCGCTCTGGCCAAGGTGCTGGGCCTGAGTCCCGCCCAGCTGATCCAGTCCGATTACACCGATGAGGCAGATGCCGCAAGCGCAGATCAGCAGATCCTCTTCCGCCTCGCGAAGAACGCCAAGCCGGAGGCGATCCGGGCGGCGGTCGCTGTACTGAAATCAATGGAGGGAGAAAACGATGACATTTGATGGTGATGTTTGCGTCCGGGAGGTTGACCTTCCTCCCGGCGTCTTCGGCGCGATCCGCGAGAGTCCTGACGGTGTGACGAACATCTACATCAGCTCCCGCCTCTCGTTTGAAGAAAAGAGAAAAACCTACCGGCACGAAATGCGTCACTACCGCCTGAAACACATTGGTTCCAGAAAATCTGTTTACCAGATGGAAAAAGAAGCCAATGAGGCCATTTGAGGGGAGGGAATTACATGATTTGCCCCCGCTGCCATAAGGGTATCCCGGACGACGCGCTGATCTGCTGTTACTGCGGCCGACATATCGTCATCCAGCGCTCCGCCACTAAGAAGCGCGGAAACGGCACCGGCACGGCCTATAAGCGTGGATCCACCTGGACGGTCCGCATATCATCCACCTCCGGCACGGACGAAAACGGGAAGCTGATCCGCAGCAGGCCCACAAAAGGCGGATTCAAGACAAAAGGCGAGGCCCTGGCCTACGCTGAGACGCTCAAAAACGGCCCTCTGAGCGTTTCAGACATCAGCATGGAGAAAGTCTTTACCGAATGGTCAGAGGGCTATCAGGGAAGAATCGGTGCGTCCACAATGGCAGGGTATAAGGCCGCGTTTAAGCACTTCCGTGAAATTGCCTACAGACCGATCAGCACGATCCGCCCCGCGGAGCTTCAGGCCCAGATTAACGACTGCCCAGCCGGGAAGCGAACCAAGCAGCTGATGAAGGTGGTGGCCGGCCTGATCTGGAAATTCGCCCTGGATAACGACATGGTCACAAAAAACATCACCGCGAACCTCTACACCGGAAACGACGCCACCTCCACCCATGAGCCTTTCACGGATCTGGAGCTTGTCAGGATCCGGCAGGCGGTCGGCGTAGAGCCGTATGCGGATTATGTGATGGCCCTCTGCTATACCGGTTTTCGCCCTGGTGAACTGTTGGAGCTGAAGAAGGAAGCTTACAATAAGCAGGGCAAGTATTTGGTCGGCGGCGGAAAGACGGAAGCCGGAACTGACCGTATCGTCACTATCCCTCCGGCGATTGCCGAAATCATCACCCAGCGGGCGGAGGCAGACGGGGATCTGCTGTTCCCGAATCTAAAAACCGGAAAGCAGATGGCCCACGAATATTTCAGAAAATACTGCTTCGACCCGCTCATGGCGAAGCTTGGTATCACCGGAAAGGTCCCATACAGCTGCCGGCACACTTACAGCAACCTGATCAAGAGGGCACCCGGCGACACTGGCGACAAGGCCCGGCTGATGGGTCACACAGATTACACCTTCACCCAGGAGCGCTACCAGTCCTCCACGGTCCAGGATCTCCGGAAGATCACAAACCGCCTGAAATGATGTAGCCCACCGTGTAGCCCACCGGGAGAACAAATCGCCAAAAATGACGAATTCCCAAAACGCAAAAAAAGACCCCGAAGCTTTGAAACTTCGGGGTTTTCTTGGTGAGCCCGGCGGGATTCGAACCCACGACCTTTTGATTCGTAGTCGTGAGGTAAAGCGTTATTTTTTAATGGCTACAGCGTTTCATGTAGCCAACATGTAGCCCACTAAATTTTACTCTTGGTCTGGTTCCTGGTCGGGCGGTTGCTTCTTCTCGACCTCCGGCAGACCGCCCAGGCTTGTCAGGATACTCAGCACGAAAGCGACACCGGAGACAGACAGCGCCCGGAGCCAATCAATTTCGGAGAAGGCCGCGCCTACAGTGATCATCGCCGCGAAAGTCTGAGCAAAAGTCTTAACCGCCCGGATCAGTGCTGCCAAAGTCCATTCTTTCCAATCCCAATTCATGGTCAATCCTCCTATCTCAAATTGGTAGCTGCAGAACTTTATCTTTCAAAGC